TCAACGGCGTGAAGACCACGCTGCTGCTCAACGATGAGGACGCGAAGGCTAGGGGCCTGTCCCACAAGGATTTGGCATCGGTGCGAATCGAGGCCGAGTCAGCAGCCGCGGCAGAAGCTGCCGCCAAGGCCGAAGCCGAGGCTGCCGCCGAACAGGAGGCAGCTGAGTTGGCTGCAAAGCAGCAGGCCGAAGCCGAGGCTGCCGCCGAACAGGAGGCAGCTGAGTTGGCTGCAAAGCAGCAGGCCGAAGCCGAGGCTGCCGCAGCGGCCGAAGCGGCGAAGGGTACACCCGCACCGGCCAACAAGGCCGCCAAGGCTACGGCGAACAAGTAGGAGTGACGGTGCTCGACGCAGCCGCACTGGCGCAGTACACCAAGGGCCGTCTCGCCGAAGGCGATTCGGAAGCCGAGCGGAATCTTGCAGCTGGGCTCGCCGCGGTTCAGCGTTGGTGCGGCTGGCACGTCACTCCCGTCAAGCAACAGCACGAGATCGAACTCGATGGACCCGGGGGTCCGCTGCTACGGCTGCCGACTCTCCGGGTCGTCGAGTTGATCAGCGTCACCGAGGACGGCGTAGCCCTGAGCCTGAGCACCCTGGAGTGGTCCAAAACCGGGCTGGTGCGCAAGAAGTCCGGGGTGCCATGGTCGCGCAAGCTCGGCGCGATCACGGTAAAGATGAATCACGGATTCGCCGAGGCCGCCGATTTCGAGGCCGCGGTGCTCTCGTATATCGACCGCATGTCGCAGACCCCCGAGGGCGGCAAGCCTATCGCGGTTGGGCCGTTCCGATGGGCCGAAGAGGAAACCGCGGCAGGGTCCGCGTTTTCCATGGCAGAGCTGTCGATCCTGGACCTGTACCGGCTGGAGCCACAACCGTGAGCGAGCAGGTGATCCGCCACCGCGGCGCCGGCCGCGACGAGAACGGTCGGCTGACCCAGGCAACCGACACCGCCCTGATAGCCGTCGCCGTGGCACCTGGCAGCGGCTCGCAGACCGGGCAGGGGCACCGCCAAGAGCGGGCGCGCAGCGGCGAGGACATCGCGTGCACGGTCTACTTCAACCCCGGCACCGACCTGATCAACAGCGACGAACTGACGGTGCGCGGCAAGCGCTATCCGATCATCGTCAACGACTGGATGCTCTCAGGCCGCGGTGGCCTGGAGGTGCTGTGCACGCGGGGGCAAGGCTGATGGCCTTCGTACTGGACCAAGACGGCGGCGCCGAAGTACTCAAGGAACTGGCGGCCAGCGCGATCAATGGTCTGGCGCAGCAGGTTGCCGACGACATCGGCGAGGGCGCCAAGGTCACGATCTACACCACCGACCGCGCCGCGGCGACGGTGAGCGTGCCGGCCGAGATGCAAGCCAAGGATGGCGTACTCACTCGCGCCGCCGCGGCGGCCGGACTGGAGGTGCGGCCCAAGCCCGCCACGGAGACGCGCAATCGCGGTAAGGGGCGCAAGGCGCGGCCGGAAGCGACACCCGCGGAGGCGAAGGCGTCTGGCGATGCAAATGAGGCGTGGGTGGCTGCGCGGCGGTCGCAAGGCAAGGCTGGCCGGTGACGCTACCCGCGGTGCGTGAGCCGGTCGACGTCGCACGCCTGATCAAGGATCGGCTCAAGGCCGACATGGCGGCGCGGTTCCCCGAGTTGTCGGTGCGCCTGGAACTTCCATCCGATTGGACTCTGGGCTCCGATCCGGTGCTGCTGGTCGCCGATGACGGCAGCACGTTGGACATGTGGCCGGCGGCGACTGACCCGACGATCCGCATCACGTCGTGGACATCGGGCCGGGAGACCAAGTACGCGTACGCGGCGATGCCCTATCTGCTCACCACACGGATTCCTGGTATCGCCGCGATCCTGCCGGGTGCTGCGTTCCTGGAGGCACGCGACTCGCGCACACGCGGTGACCTCATCTCGTTCACAGTCCGCACCCGGGCCCGCACCCGATAGCGCGCTGTAGCGCACCGATCAACCCCGCCTACCTGGCGGGGTTTTTTGTTGGCCCGCAAGGGCTCTCACGCCCTTAAGGAGGGAATCAACAATGGTTGCAACCATCAATCCCGATGCCACCGTCATCCCGGACAAGGCCGAGGTCTGGCTGATACTCAAGCAGGATGTCCCAGGCAACAACATCGCCGCGAAGATCCCGACGAACGCCACCGCCGACCCTGGGGCCAAGGGCTGGGAGTTTTCCGGACTGATCGACGACAAGAAGGGCATCCCACTCGACCCGTCCGGCGAGGTCAAGGAATACGACGCGTTCGGGCACCCCTCATTCCGGATCAAGTTCCGCAAGGGCAAGCTCAAGAGCGGTTTTACTGCCCTGGAGTACAACGCCGTGACCCGCAAGGTCGTCCTGCCGGGGTCCACGCCGGACAAGCTGGGCATCCCCAAGGATGTTCAGATCTATGTGCTGTACCGGTATGTCGACGAGGACGTGACGCGCGTGTGGGTGGCGCTGCGCCCGGCCCTGGCTGAACTCAAGAGCCACGGCGGCATTGTCGACGGCGAGCTGTCGTTCGCAGAGATCACGGTGCACCACACCGCCGATGCGAATGGCGATGTGTTCAAGTACTTGGACAGCAGCGCCGCCGACGATGTCACCAAGACGTTCACCATCGACGCGGGCGTGACCGCGTACACGGCGACGGTCGATGGTGACACCACGGTCTCGATCACGGCGCTGACCGACTACGCGTTGCAATCGGCGTTGCGGGACTTGGACTCTGTACAGGCGCTCGACGATCCGGGCGTGACTGTCGAGGGCCCCGAGGGCGGTCCGCTGGTGGCCACCTTCACCGGTCCGGTCACCGGAGTTTCGGCCACCGGCACCGGCGGCACCGTCACCGTCTCATAGGGCGAAAGCACCCGCCCCGGACGCGACCGACTCCCGCGCCCGGGGCGGGGCTCCACCTCAGCGAGTCGGCCCCCTCCCTCTAGTCAAGGAGTCAAACCATGACCGCACCACGTAAGAGCGCACCACGCAAGGCAATTCCCGCCGATGCGCCCAAGCCGCAAGATCGCAAGGCGAAGAAGTCGGCGGCGATTCGCCAAGCTGAGGCCGATGGATATGTGGACATCGAGCAGAACGGGATCACGTTGCGAATCCCATTCGGGGACGCCGTGCCCCTGGAGGCGTACATGAAACTCAAGGGCGGCGACGAACTGGGTGGCACTGAGATGCTTCTCGGATCTGAACAGTGGGCGGCGTTCCTCGCAACAAGCCCGACTGTGGGAGATTTCGCCGCGATCGGCGCTCAGTTGTTGGAGCTGTCGGGGGAATAATCGGCCTCTTGAGCCTGCTCGACGAGCATGGCGACGAGATAGAGGCCGACCTAGCCCAGTTCTACAACGGACTTGACCTCACCGATTTGTACCGCGGCACACTGTCTATCCGCCGTCTCGGCGTCCTGGTTCGCCAACTGCCGCCGCATTCGCGGACGGTAGCGGCAGTCAACGACGGTCAACCGGGCTGGACGGTCACCGATCATCTGATCGCTGATGTGTGGGCGGCGCTGGTCAAGCTGCTCGGCGATCCGAAAAAGGTTCCCGAAAACATCGACCATCCAACGCGGGCCGCGATGGTCGCCAAAGCCGTTGCCGCAGCGAAGGAAGCACTCAAGGCCATGTTCCTGAAACGCAAGAGTGGCTATGTCAAGCATTGATCAATCTGTGAATTCCGTTGTGGAGGTGGGATATACGTGACGACAATCGGATACGCCACCCTCCAGATCATCCCGTCATTGAACGGCGTTACCGACGCGATCGACAAGCAGATCGAAGGCAAGGTCGTCAGCGTCTCGATCGCACCCAAGGTCGATCAGAAGGCCGCCGACACTGCGGGCAAGCAGGTCAAGGACACCATCGAGAAGCAGACCGCCGAGGTTGCGGTCAAGCCGAAGGTCGACCAGCCCGCCGCGGAAACCGCGGGCAAGCAGGCCAAGGAGACGGTCGAGAAGCACACCGGAGATGTCAAGGTTGTGCCGCGGATCGAATCGGCTGCGATCACCAACGCCGGGGCCACGGCCGGGGAGCTGGCGGGGCGTGCGATCGGTGAGCAGATCGCCAAGACCATCCCCACTGGGATGTCGGGCATTTCGGGTTCGGTCGGCAACATTTTGCGTAGCGCCCTACCCGGCCTTGGGTCGGTAGTGGGTGCGGGCGCGGGAGCGGCCATCGTGACATCGATCCTCGATGGGGTCAGCAGAGGCAACTACACCAAGGCTGGTGAGTCCATCAAGCGCGGTCTCGTCGGCGCGGTGGATAAGGCGAACATCGGAACGGATATCGCTGTCCGGTTGGGCAATTCGATGGCCGGTGGCCTATCCAAGGCGTCGGAGAGGGTGAGCGCTGTGACGGGCGCAATCACCGGCCGGATCGGTGAGGTCAGCGGTGCTCTGACGACCGCCAAGGAGCTGATCGGAGGAGATGACGCCTGGGGTGCATCGGGGATAGATGCCCTCAATAACGCGCTCGGTACTGCGACACCCCTACTAGAGGGGCTGAACGCCGCGGCAGTCCTGGCGTCCGCTGCATCGAACGCGGTTGCGCTGGGCACCAAGGCCGCAGCCGCAGCACAACGGTTGTGGAACCTGGCCATGACCGCTAACCCGATCGGCCTGATTGTGGTGGCGGTGGGCGCATTGGTGGCGGGAATCATCTACGCGTATCAGCATTCCGAACGGTTCCGCGCCATTGTCGACGCCGCATGGAAGGCCATCAAGATTGCCGCCGAGGCCGTCGTCAAGTGGTTCATGGACACCGCCTGGCCAATGCTCAAGAGGGTATGGGAAGGCATTGGTGACGGCTGGAACTGGCTCGTCACCAAGGCCAGTGAGGTATGGACCGGTGTGCGCGAGAAGTTCACGGCCATGGTCACTTTCGTCAAGGGCCTGCCCGGTGCTATCACCAACGCAGCCAAGGGCATGTGGGACGGGCTCAAGAACGGCCTTCTCGACGCGCTTCGGTGGATCGCGGACAAGTGGAACCGGATGACCGATGCGCTGAGTTTCACCATCCCCGAGTGGATTCCCGAGATTGGTGGCAAGCAGTGGCACTTGCCGAAGGCCCCGCAGTTCGACATCGGCGGCTATACGGGCAACGTGCCGGTCAACCGGATAGCGGGAGTGGTTCACGGGGACGAGTTCGTCATCAAGTCCCAGTCACGCAAGGGAATTGAGAATGCCTACCCCGGACTGCTGGACTACCTGAACGCCACCGGCAAGCTGCCAGGGTATGCCGAGGGCGGATTGGTCAAGGGCACCGCGGAGCTGCGCAAGATCATCAGTGAGCGATTTGGCATCAGCAATATTGGCGGCTATCGGCAAGACAGCTACGGGGAGCATCCAACCGGCCGCGCCCTGGATGTGATGGTGTATGGCGACAAGGCCAAGGGCGATGCGGTCAAGGACTTCGCGGTCGACAACGCCTCGGCCATTGACCTGAAATGGGCTATCTGGCAACAGAAGCTCTGGTACCCGGGTGGGCGCTCGGAGAAGATGGCGACCCGCGCAGGTGGCGACCCGACGCAGAACCATATGGATCACGTGCACATCTTCTCCGGGCCCGGTATCGCCAACGGTCTGCTCGGCGCGTTGAAATCCAGGGGCGCCGAGATGGGGCAGGGCGTAGCCGCGGGCGTCAACCCGCCCGTCGGCGACACCACGGTCTCATCCGGCGGCACCGAAGCGGTGAGCGCAGCATCGAGTGGCGGCGCATCGTCCACCGGTGGCGGCGGGTTCAATCTGCCGTCGTCCATTTCCGGGCTCTCGGGGATCGGCCTGGCCGGTATGGGCGTCAAGTCGCAGGTGCCCGGTCAGCCCGAGCGCACATTCGAGTTCGGCGATGCAGCTGCCGCAGCGGTCGGCGGCCAGGTGTCCTCGGCGCTCGGGGTGCTTGGCGTTGGCGATTCGCCGGGCTGGCTCAAGGGGATTTCGCAGTTTGTCAGCGGTATTTCCGTTGGTGGTGGCGGCGGTTCCGGTGGTGGCCTTGGTGCGTCCGATGGCGCTGGGATTGGCCGATTCGGCGGAGCGGCGCCAATCTCAGCGTCGGCCGCTGTGCCGGCGCCCGCGGCCGTTCCCGCGGGGACGGCTCACGGTGGCCGCGCGGGGCAGCAGCCCGGGCCGACATTCAACACCATGATCAGCGCGTTCGACACCAGCGATGCCGTGTCGATGATGCGTCGGCAGCAGGACGAAATCACGGCGGCGAAATTGGGCAGGTGGTCATAAATGGCGGT